ACCAGATCGCAGGATGCGTTCCCTGATCTTTCTCCATTGTCTTGTTGATCCGGTAGATCTTAGAGCTGACTTACTCAATACCATCCCTTAATCTTATGATGAGCCAAAGCATTACAAGGATTACTGTATCGCTTTTTAATGTATTTTAATTGCCAATCAATTTGTTTGTATCCATCAACTGTTGCTAACCATTTAGACCTACCTTGTGGAATACCAAAGTGCGAACCATTACGAGCCAGAGGATTCCAACGACTTTCCTTAAAATTTAATTCATCTAAACAATAGAATTGATCTAAGTCATTAAGCTGTATGAAAGCCCATTGTCTGTAATGATTAGTTCTATCTTGAGCAACGGAATTATCTTTTAATAAGCCTATGTTTAAGGCTATGAACAGAGGTATCACCAAACCAAACCTTGCGATCTTTCTGCTTCGCAGATCGCCCTTTCGCTCTGAAAGCGAATTTGCGTTTAAGGGTATCATACCGAACCTAATTTGACGGCGTGTCAGCGTAAGTTTCATATCGACATCCAACCTATGTATTTTGCATCTGGGTTATCAATAAGCCATTGCTTATGCAATTGGTTTTGGTAAGCCCAATCTATTTCGTGAGTTCCTTTATCATGAGAATTGCACATGTATAACACTCCTTATCCGCAAACATCCAAGCACCGCATTTGATGCAGCGCATGACTGGTTCTTGGGTATCTGTTGATTCAGCCTCATTCTTGGTGCCGATCGCACAACATTTTAGGCATTGATAAACTCTAAAACCTTCGTGCGTGTCGTATCCATCAAGCCATACAAACTCAGAGTTGGCTGAACAGAAGTTGCAGCGGAACTTAACCATCTTTAGCAGCCCATCCAGTTCCTTTGAAGATCGCTGGCACCGCTGTATAGATACGCCTCAAAGGTGCGTTGCATACTTGACAATGAGGGATTTTATGATCCATTGGTAAATCCAATATAATCTTCAACCCCTCACCGGCACATTCGTAATCGTAATTCGGCATGATCTAGTTCTTATGAACTGGATAAGGAATTCGGTTTATTGTGTGGCACACATAGCATCGAAGCAGATCGCCCTCATGAAGTAATCTGTCATCATTGCAAGTGTCGCATTTGATTGTTGATGGCTCTACGATAACTCCATTATCCGTAAAAGTTGCAGTTAGACCAGAGCCGTCAATGATTTGTAATTCACCCATTTATTCACCTCCTTCAAAATACCATTTTCCGTTAGCAGTAAGTTTTGCCCATTTAGGTTCGCATGCTTTTGCTTTGCATACATATCCATAATATGGCTTGCCTCCTTTAGATATTCCTTCTTTAAGAATATGCCCATGCTGGCAAGCAGGTGGCTCATTTGGTGTAGATGCCGCTATCTGATCGACAACTTCACCAACCGACCACGCAACAGGATCTTTAGGTTTATCAGCTTCAAAACTATCTCTTAGGATTGTTTCAATTTGTGCTGACTTAGATCCTGCCTTGCCATACATGTTTTGGCGACTTTCCAACTTCTCCTTAAAGGATTGATCTGCCTTGACAGTTTCCATGCTGTCTTTTGTAGCTGTTTTGTTTGAGCCTTTAAGAATTATTATTGCCCTTCCCAAACTACTACTGGCAGTATCCTCGACATACCATTTTTTCATGTTCGCCATGTATGTTTCTCTAGATCCAAATGCAATGTTGCTAACTGCCGGTGATGGATCTGCTGCATCTCGCCACAAAGTTGCTTGCACCAAGATATAACCCTTTTCAGGATCATGACTAATAACCGATATATCAGATCGACCCATTGGATAATTGGCAATAAACCATTTGTTTAAAGTTGCCACATCCTCATAATCCTCGAGATTAAATGCCATTAAAGATCATCTCCCTTTTTGAAGTCATTGTCGATTTCGGCATCATAAACTGTTTTGTAAATACCGATGTATGCTGCAATATCCACAAGACTGTCATGATGCCCCGGACTTTCCTGCAAACGACTAATTTGTTGCAGGATGTTAATGATACAAATATCATGAGGCATGACTGGGTATTCAAGATACGAACTGACCAACTTCGAGATTCGCTCCATGTTGTAGAAAGGATGCCCATACACGACACCCCTTGACTGGATAGTTGTGATGGCTTCATCAAAGAGCTGCTCAGTTTTTGTCATAGTCAAATACTTCATCAGATTTGCGCTTTGTTTCAATCATTCTGCGATACATATCCCAGCCGTCTTTTCGACCTTTCCAATAACCTGATTGAAATGCAGTTTCTTTCATCTCATGAATAATCCATGCGCCTATACCTAAGCCGATAAATATCCAAGCTAGTTGTAGCATGTCATCTTTTGCGGTCATTTTGTTGCCATCTCCCTTATTGCTTTTGGCATCGCAACCGGATTTCGGTCATCGATTACTGTATATCTTGCTCCTGACGGATGGATTGATGGTGCGGTTGCAACATAACCCTTCCACTTAATATCAATCCCATCATTTAATTTACCTCGAAACAGATCAGACTTATCAGCTGTGTAATAAAGGTGTAAGCCATCCCCAGTTTGAACTGTATAGGTTGGCTCAAATTCTGGCAGTAATTGACCACCATTGCGATAATCAATATCAAAAACAACTAAACCTGATTGATAACATGCTATTCCAATGTTAATATTTTCATCATAGTCAAACCAAAAGTTAATAAGTTTTTGGTCTGTTGTAGCTGATAGGTAAGCCCTTTGAGCCAAGTCAAAGTGCGGATCTTTTTTGCGTGGCAACAATGGCAAGACTGCCCATCCTCGCTCTGCATAATCTAAGGCTGTGCCTCGATTACTTGTATCTACTAACATGTCGCTCCCTACATATCCACAGTATCTCTGTGAATACATAAAGTTTGACCTAAATCAAGTCTTTTATCTACCTGACCTACGGCGTGTTTTATAACGATTAGATAACGCCGATATCCTCAAGATCATCGATATGGTCATCAATCGTGCGGTCGATATAGTCTGTTTCACGCCCCATAAGACTTTCCAAGAGCTGTAAAACTTCCATCTTTATTTATTGGAATCATTTGCACATTCATATTCTTGCCATCCCAATCCATAATTACTATGCCCATTTGCCAATTGGCGAGCCCTTTTGTGTAAGAGGCTTTTGCTCGATTCATGAGGTTTCCGGTTTCTACTCCGTAAAGGGGTCTGTAAGCCCCGTAGAGCCCCTCTGAGTAGGCTGACATACCTAGTCTATGGGTATGACCGCAAACCACGCTCTTACCAGCTTTCTTGGCTAGATTAAGGGCAGTTTGTCCAGCGTTAGGATTCATGTTGCCTTCATCGCCATGAGCCAAGATCCAGCCCTTTTCAAATTCAAAAAATGTTTTGTGGAAATTAATGCCCATAGATTCAAAATCCATAAACTTGGCATACTGCAATTCGGGAAGTGAAATCATTCCCGGAACTTTTAATAAAGTGTTATATAGGCGATCAGTATGATTACTGCGGATAATATGAGCCTCTCGGCTGTGCTCTGTGAGAGCCCAAAGGATTTCTTGAGTAGCTGTGCGGTCATCATCCAAAGTTTGTTGATAAGCCAAAGGTGTTTTCTCAGCCCAACGGCTAATCGTTTGAAAGTCGATTTCATCGCCAACACATAGAACGCTGTCAAATCTTTCACGCTTTGCCAATTTAATAACATTCTTGACGGCTGTTTCATGATGGTAGGGAATTTGCAAATCACTTATTACTAAGTATCGCTTAATCGTCATCCTCATCGTCAGTTGGATCTATGGAAGGAATAATCCCGCCATCGCCTACGATCCAATCAGGGAAAGTCTTATGCTCGGTCATCAGCCAGAATGCGTGCTCTGGTGTAAATCCTGCTTTACGAGCTGCTTTATAACATTCGTGCAAAGCCATGTAATGCTGATCTATTTTGTTCAATGGCTCAGGAGTTTGGCGAACGACACGACGATTGATCTTTTTGCGTTTGATAGGTTTTCGAGTGTTCGCCATAAATAAAATTATCGCTTAGATATTAAAACAAACAGATCATCGACACGCTGTTCTAATCTTGTAATTTGGTCTTTGATCGAACTTCCAGAATTGGGCTTCAATTCTTGTAAGTAGGATTTAATAACCCAGCGCAGACCCAGCAACAAACTTGTTGATATGGCGCATACGCCAACGGCGATACCAACCCATTCGTTGGCGGTCATTTCGCATTAATTCCATAATCAGCCTCTTTGCCAGACTTTGGATCTAATGC